AGAAAGGCGGTCATTTTTTTGAAAAAAGTAGTTCTTAACACAGAGGAAACCTTGAAAGCAGTTGAAGATTTTGTACAGGGGCTCAACAGCGCCGAAGATATGGTAGACAAGATTCTTAAAGCTGCCAGGTTGGAACGGAATCCCAAAAGCAAAAAAGACTACGATTTCATCATGGAAATCATTGAATTCGGGCTTATCGCCTTGTTGACCTGTTTCCCGTTCGCATTGTTTGCCCTTATCATAATAACAGGTTAATCTAGAAAGGAGTGACTTTATATGGCACATAAGACAACTTACGTGAATTGGGACACTGTTCCGGCCATTATGGATTTTCCTATAGCAGCAGATCTAGTTGGAATGAACGCCAAGTATCTGCAGCAACTGGCCAGAAAAGGAAAATTCCCCCCTGCCCGCAAGATTACCGAAAGGGCTTGGCGGGTCGAAAAAGATGCCTTAAGGGAGTGGATAGGTGCGCGAGGCCGGGAGGGGTAAAGAATGAGCACACCAGAAATATTGGAAGAACTCGAAAAAGTTGAACATGACCAAAAATGCAAGGCTATATGCGAGGGTCGCAAGGAACGCCAGGTTATCGAAAAGCGCAAGCTGATGGCGCTCCAAGAGGTCATAAAAATGCTGTCTGCATTATAGCAGCAAAACAAAAGAAAAAGCACGTATGCAACCCCACTACGAGGCATACGTGCTTTTCGAAAAAAGGCTTTTGCCGCGGACAAAAGCTAAAGCAATTCATGCTTATTATAGCTAAAATCACGGCAAAAGTCAAATTTAAAACGCCTTCAGGCGGTTATTAACGGCCTTGTAATAGGTATTATCTTTGTAAGGACAACCACATTTTTTCCGGATAAAAGATAAAATTTTTTATTCTTTCTATTGATAGATACGGAGGATAAAAAAGCTAACAGTTACCGATTTGCAGGTCAATCCGGAAAAAACCTTTTTTTCAACGGAGAAAATGTTGAAAATCCTATTTTCAATATTTTCCTGTTGAAAAGAGTGTTTTTCTGGATTGACCGTGTGGTGAGTCAGCCATTATAAAAAACCATGCAGGAGAATTGCCGTGAGGAGCTATATCAGAGAAAAACGGATCGAATGCGGCCCCAACTATCTTGAAGTTGACATTATCCCCCGGACATCCGCCCAGGATAAAGGAGTTAAAGGCAAACGGAGTCGCAAGGAAAAAATAAGCCCTCCAAAACAAAAAAATCTAAATGACAAAAATTCCCACCGTTATTTTCGCCAATTAGTCTCAACAAACTTTTGGAAAAAAGACCTCATAGCGCATCTCACATACGCCCCTAAATTTATGCCATCTTCCGAAAAATCCGCTTTAAAAATCGGCAAAAATTTTATAGCGCGTATAAAATATCTTAGAAAAAAGATGGGATTATCAGAACTGAAATACATATTGGTAACGGAAGTAGGAAAGCGGGGAAGAATCCACCATCATTTAATCCTGAATGGAGGGCTGGACCGGGATACCATAGAATCACTATGGCGCATGCCCCGTAAAAAAGGACAAGAAGAAGGGGAAAAAATAGGGTGGGCCAATGTAGACAGGCTCCAGCCGGATGAAGAAGGTTTAATAGCATTATGCACATATCTGCACAAAAATCCGCAGGGTAAAAAAAGATGGTCCTCTTCACAAAACCTGGACAAGCCTGTAAGTACGAAAAATGATCACAAATACAGCAAAAAAGAAGTTGCAAAAATAGCAAAAAATCCGGATGACCGTGCCTATTGGGAAAAGCGGTACAGCAGCTATAAATTCATAAGCTGCAAAGCGGAATACAACGACGTTACAGGCTGGTCGCTTTATGTAAGAATGCGCCGGGATTGTTAAAGCAAGGAAAAAATAAATATGATTGGTTTTAAAATAAAATTGGAGGCAGAACAGGATGGAGAATATAATCCCATTCCCTAATAAAAAATATGACATAATTTATGCAGATCCCCCCTGGAGATATTCGGACAGAGGCTGCAACGGAAACGCATCCCGCCATTATGACACCATGAGGACAAAGGATATATGCAGTCTTAGTGTAAATGATATTGCGTCTGAAAATTGCGTTTTATTTATGTGGGCAACTTATCCTATGATAGAGGATGCTTTAAAAGTGATCAGAGCATGGGGATTTACTTATAAATCTATTGCTTTCCAGTGGATTAAACAAAATCGGAGCGGAAAGGGCTATTTTTTTGGCCTTGGCCGCTGGACGCGGGGAAATACAGAGCCATGTCTGCTTGCAGTTAAAGGAAAGCCGGAACGGATTAGCTCCAGTGTTGGACAGCTCATAATTAGCCCATTACGCCGCCATAGTCAAAAACCTGATATAACAAGAGATAAAATCATCGCCCTTATGGGAGATTTACCCCGGATAGAACTATTTGCACGTGAATCTGTCGTAGGCTGGGATTCATGGGGTAATGAAATATCAAATTTAAGATGGTTTTAATCTGAGAAGGGGGACTGAAATGAGAAAAGCAATTGCCATTGATTTTGACGGATGTCTATGCAGCGATGCCTATCCTAACATTGGGAAGCCCCATCGGGAGACAATTGAAAAAGCCCTTGCAGAAAAGGCGAACGGAACCGCGCTGATTTTATGGACTTGTCGGGAAGGACAACAGCTTCAGGAAGCTGTTGAAGCCTGCAAACGCTGGGGACTGTCATTTGACGCAGTAAATAATAACCTGTCGGAACGGGTTTCCTTCTTCGGATGCGATTCCCGAAAAATCAGCGCGGATGAATATTGGGACGATAGAGCGGTACATATCCCAGAACATCCCTCAATTTTCGATTTTCCACAAAATTGGCGCGTGCAGCTGTTTAATAAATTTACCAGGTCAGAAAAAGTCGAAAGGATAAAATCAGGAGAGATGCAGAAATGAGAGGTTACAGCATAGAAAAAAGAGCCTGCCAGCGGTGGCAGAACCAGGTCAACAATGCCCAGGGCCATATTTTCGAACAGGGTATAAAAGCAGCTTGCCGGATTTACCACGATAAGGGACTTGCGGAAGTGGACAAGACCCCGGAACCCTTCCGGGTCATGAACAAAGGCCAGGACGGGACCTTTACAGGCCGGTTTACCGCACTTGCGGCCCCTGATTTCCAGGGAACCCTAAAAGGCGGGCAGTCCATCGTATTTGAGGCAAAGTACACCACAACCGACCGATTAAAAAGAAATATCCTGACAGATGCGCAAATGGAAGCATTAGAGGACCATTTAAAAATTGGAGCTATGGCCGGAGTATGCGCCGGGATTCAAAATGATTATTTCTTTGTCCCCTGGGAACTTTGGCGGGATATGAAAAAACATTTTGGACGGTTATACGTCACACCCCAAAATCTTGAAACATACCGCATCCGGTTTACAGGCGCGGTTTTATTCCTGGACTACATACATCCTGCGGGATTCCGCCAATCCCGGACGAAAAAATAGGAAAGCAGGAAGCACCGTGAAAAACAATAATACAGAGCATACATACCCGCTAAAATACGATGAAAGGGAAGTAGAACCCGCAGCGATCCAAATTGCGGAAATAGCCAGTTCTATCCGTCCGCGTCCCCCTATGGTCAATATCGGAAAATTCGCCGCCTGTAAATTTTGCGGCCAGCTCATAAGCGTATCAGACAACATCGCCAATAGCTGGGAAAGCAAAAATGACGCCATAGAATATGCAACCACCCATTGCGAATGTCAGGAAGCAAAAGCCTATACAGATGAAAAAAATAGGCGCGAAAGGGCCATGCGGATTAGAGAATCCGATTTGATACAGGCTAAAAATGCTATATATGCACAATTCGGACCGGAATCAGATACAGATTGGCCCATGTCGGAAGAAATCTGCGAAACGCTTTTAGATATGGCTACAAAGGTTTATGATGGCAAAATAAAGGGATTAACCATCAAATTTAACAGCAGGACAAAAGCGATTATTTGCAAAAATTCCAAAGATAAACTATTGATAGACCGCAAAGAAAGCGATAACAGCCGGATCGAGATAGGCTAAGAGGGGGATAAGCCATATGAAAGCATTTACAGTGTACCAGCCCTACGCATATGCCATTATAGCGGGTCTAAAACAATACGAAACCCGCCCAAGGCGTACAAATGTCCGGGGCCGTGTAGCGGTTCACGCCGGGAAAGCAAAAGGTGTACTTATCCCCCGGGCTGCCAGCTTAATCCTCCCACAATCGGCGTTTCTGCATCATGGTGCAGTATTGGGGACCGTTGAAATTGTCGACTGTGTCCCCGTGGAAGCCCTTATAGATAAAATTTCCGAACAGGAACGGCTTTTAGGCGATTATAACCTAGGGCGGTTTGCATGGGTGCTGCAGAACCCGGTCATGTTTGACAATCCCATACCAGCACGAGGTTTTCAGGGCTGGTGGAATTGGAAGGAGAATTGACAATGGAAATTTTAAAATTTAACAGTTACTGTCCGTTTGAAATTGGAGATAAAGTAGAAGTCGGAGGAGAAACAGGGAAAATAAGAACTGCAGCCATAACAGATATTATCTGCATACATTCTGCCAAAACAGGGATGTGTGATTTCCTATTGGAATTAGATAATAGCGGGAAATTTACAAAACCTGTTCCAGACACAGATTTAGCAGAAGAAAAAACAGCTACTCCTAAACACAAGCCGCAAAGGTTTACGCAAAGGACTCCAGAAGGTGCCAGCCTTATACTTGATAACCCCCGCAATGATTTTGAAGCGGCAGAGCAGATCCAAAAGAAATTTAAAGAAGCGTTAAACCTGCTTGCTGACTTTGAAGATCTGGAATTTGCACCGGAAGAAATAGCAACGGATGTAAAGGAAATTTGCGATATCCTCCACCAATATCCGGTTTGCACCAGTGATTTTAGAGCTATCGCAGAGTTTTGCAGGAAAACCGCTTTGCATAATGAGCATTTACGTGATTTTTTGAAAATCGCAAGATGGCGGTACAAAGCGAATTTGGACAAGCCAAACAATATAAATCCATAGCGGGATTTTACCAAAATTAAAAAACATAAAAGGAGAAACAACAATGAGGACAATATGTATTATCAATTTAAAGGGTGGGGTTGCCAAAACCCTTACAGCGGTCAATATGGCGCATATATTAGCGACAGTCCATAATAAGCGCGTCCTGCTGATAGACAACGATAAGCAGGGCAATACCTCTAAAATGTTCGGACTACATAGCTATGACGAAAAAAGCGTATCGGATCTCCTGACAGAAAAAAATCCGGATCTGGATGAAATCATAGCAGACACAAGATATAAGTTCCTTGACCTGATTCCCGCTAATATGAACCTGTTAGACGCCAACAAAATGACTATGATAGATAGTTCCTGGCAGCGGGAAACCCGCTTTAAAAAGGCATTACAGCCCATATCAGGGGATTATGATTACTGCGTCATTGACAATGCGCCTGATATTAACATTGGTATCATCAACGCCCTTGTAATGTCGGACGATATTATTATTCCCATAAAAATAGACCAGTTCGCCTTTGATGGTTTAAAAGAGCTGCAAAGACATATAGACAGCGTCAAAGAAGATCTGAATCCAGAATTATGTTTAATGGGATGCCTTGTAACCTGCTACTCCAGAAATGACGTAAATGCCCAGGGGGAAGAACATTTGCGCACACAGTTAAAATATCCTGTATTCGTAACACGCATCCGCAGGACAGAAAAAGTGGATGAAAGCACTTTTGCCACAATGCCGATCCTTGAATATTCTCCCAGATGCGGTGCGGCCAGGGACTATCAGACACTTGTCAGGGAGTATTTAGAAAAGCTGTCCGATTCGGACACAAATCATAAGAAAAAATGAAGGATGAAATTTTAATACATGCCTCATTTTCCCAGGTTAAACAGTTTACTCCCAGGATACCGGAAAACAGGCTGCCCGGAGAAAACGACACAATCCCCCGCATTTGCTTCTCCACAAAGCTGGAAAGCGCTTTGACCTCAATGCCAAGCGGCGGAATAGCTTTAAAAGGGCTATTAAAAGCTATTCCGCAGGTTGCCCCTGTTATCCATATTTACTGCTGTTATATGTGGGAAAATGAGCATGTGCGTTTTATCCATCCTATTGACGTGGAAAGATTTTTTCATGTTCTGGACGCGGTGGACCGCAGCGAATGGTGGGCGCTTGATACACCGAAACTTCATCACTGTATTATAAAAATCCAAAAAGCGGAATTAAAGGACTGTATAGACCAAAACGAGAATAAGAATGCGATTGTGGAAAAAGTTTTCTATAACGTTATCAGACAGATTCCCTCCAATGCTCCTGAACGCTTTTTCGACCAAACCTTATTCCCGCAATTCAAAAAACATGATTTGCGTGATATATTTGCCTATCTGGGAGCAAAACGATAACTTTCCATATCAAAAGCGCTCTTTATCGCACAGGATAAAAAGTTGTCCGATTCGGACAAAAAGCGAAAAATATAAAGAGAGGATTTATTATAAAACTTACACTTGAAAAAGCAACCGCCATAATGAATAAAAACAACGGTAATCTAATTTTGTACGGAACCAAAATTACATCATTGCCGGACAATCTGACAGTCGGCGGCTCGCTGAATTTGCGTGAAACCAAAATTACATCATTGCCGGACAATCTGACAGTCGGCGGATGGCTGGATTTGTACGGAACCCAGATTACATCATTGCCGGACAATCTGACAGTCGGCGGATGGCTGGATTTGCGTGAAACCAAAATTACATCATTGCCGGACAATCTGACAGTCGGCGGATGGCTGAATTTGAGCGGAACCAAAATTGCAAGAATAGAATTAAAAAAGATCAAAGCTCTGCATCATGGGGATTATATAGAAGGCCGGTACCTATATGCAGACGGGATCCTTACACACATTAAAGAGAAAAAGATAATCGGGGAATATACCTTGTTTATCGGAAAAATCCCAAATAGGAACGTTATATTTGATGGAAAGTATTATGCCCACTGTTCTACATTTAAGAGAGGAAAATCGGATTTGCTGTTTAAACAAGCAAAGGACCGGGGGTTGGACCAATACAAAGGACTGCCATTAGACACGGAATTAACAGCAGATGAAATGATAACCATGTACAGGGTAATTACAGGAGCATGCTGGCAAGGAACGGAAACTTTTGTAAATAGTTTAGGAAAATTAAAAGAACGTTATACCATTAGAGAAGCCATTAAGATAACAAAAGGTCAATACGGAGCGAAACTGTTTGCAGAATTTTTCTCCTTAAACAATGTTCCCTAACAGCATTTTACCAACAATATAAAAAATTGTCCGATTCGGACACAATTTAAAATTCAGAAAGAGGACTGCCATATGACAATCACAGATGTAAAAATCAGAAAATTATTTAATGAGGATATATTAAAAGCCCTGGTTTCCGTAACCTTTGACGACGCATTAGTTATCCATGATATTAAGATAATCCAAGGCCCGAAACGCTTATTTGTTGCAATGCCCAGCCGGAAGGATGAAAAAGGGAAAGATGGGGGTATTGCGGTATATCGGGATATTGCACACCCAATCGGTCAGGAAATGCGCCAGAAGCTTGAAACCGCAGTTTTTTCGGCCTATGACGATTATTTAAAAAAAGTTGTCCGAATCGGACAACAAATAAAATAAACGAGACACAACAAAAACAATATAGAGGTAAAACAGCATGGGTAAATTCAACCTGAACGATTTTTTAAAAATACAGGATAAAAGCATAGAGGAGCAGAAAGCCCAGCGGGAAGAAAACCGCACAAAAAAGCCAGCCTATAAAATAGCGGCCTTACATATATCTGATCTTGTACCATCCGAAGGAAATTTCTATTCCATGGAAGGGATTGAAGAACTCAAGAGGGATATAGAACTAGCGGGAGGCGTAAAACAGAATTTAACCGTTACTTCTATTGACGGTGGAAAATATAAAATTCTGTCCGGTCACCGCCGTTACCGCGCCTGTATGGAGCTTGTCCGGGACGGAAAAGCAGAATATGAGTTTATCCCCTGCGGGATTGAACCAAAACAGGAAAATGAGGAAATGCAGTCGATCCGGGAAGAACTGCTGCTCATTACTACCAATTCCCAGCGCGAGAAAACAGACTGGGACAAAGTTCAGGAAGCAAAACATTTGCGTGACGTTTTGTACTGGTACAAATCCCAGGGCGGCAAGCTGCCGGGCCGGTTACGTGAAATCATTGCGGACACGCTCAACACATCCGCGGCCCAGATAGGCAGGCTTGACGCAATCGGAAAAAACCTGATACCGGAATTTCAGGAAGAAATAAAAGAAAAGCGTTTAGGCATTTCCACAGCATATGAGATTTCCGGGCTTTCAGAGGAGCGGCAAAAGGAAGCTTTAGAAGAATACCGGGAAAAGGGCAGTTTTTCTATCAGCGATGCCAGACAGTATAAAGAATCAGGGACAGTTGCAGAATCCGGAACAATGAAAGATAAATCTGCCATAAATAGCACAAAATCCGGAACGGTCAGAAACCATCCTGTCATAAATGATACAAAATCCGGAACAGTCCAGGAAACCCTTAAAAGCCTATGCGCTTACTGTACGGAGATGAATGAAGCAGGCGACACGTCAAGAAATTGGGCGCTGGATGCCAGTACATTGGAAATTGTGATTGCACGGTTAAATCATGAGGGGGGGGAATAGCTAAAACCGAAACGTTTTTTTGCAGCCGCTCCATGAAAGGCAGATTGAAATTCGGCGGAAGTAAAAATTCCGCCGAATTTCCTTCTATGGTTGTGGTCTTTAAAAACAAAAGAAAATCAAGAAAGGATAAAGAATTAAAATGAATATAAGCAGTCAAGTAATTGAGGTTTTAGACTCTGTCTGCGAAAAATTTGGTATCGCTATTGATTGGTCGCAGCAGAACGTTTTGCCATATTTAGAGGATCTGTCCGGAAAATACATAAAATATGAAATTGTTACAAGCATTGCGTGGATTATATTTTTTTCTTTAGCAATTATTGCATCTATCAAAGGAACAAAAAACATTTTAAAATCATGCCAAAGTGAAAATTATTTTTTTGAAGGCGATGAGGAAGTTGGATCGCTCTTTATACTTATATTAGCTGCTGTTGTTATAGTTGGATGTATTGGCATTACAACTCAAATTCTTGATGTTATAACTTGCTGCACTTTCCCAGAAAAAATAATCTTAGAATTTTTAAAGGGAATTCTAAGCAAGGCAAAATAGAAGGGAGATGGAAGTTTGAACAAGAAAGAATTATCTCAGCTCTATTCTTTGAACAAGGAGATTGAACAAGAAAAGAAAAGATTGACAGACTTGGAAGCAGCTGCGGCAGGGGTTGCAGTCAATATAAAGGGGTTGCCACATATTGGAATAGCGGCAGACAAGACCGCCATTGCGGCGGAAATCGCAGATTGTAAAGCAATAATTGAAGCTAAGGTTCAAGCCTGCATTGCGGAATATAATCGAATTAACCGATATATTGCATCTGTAGACAACAGCTTAATGCGACAGGTACTAACGCTACGATTTGTTGACGGATTATCGTGGGATCAGGTTGCTTGCAATATAGGAGGAAAAAATACAGAAGACAGCATCAGAAAAGCGTGCGAGAGGTTTTTGAACGAAAACTAAAAGTTGTCCGTTTTGTCCGCTCTGTTTGTGTTATATTGACAATATAGAGAAACGCACAAAAAGAGGAATAAAATTGACGCCATATGAATTTTATCATTCCAAAAAATGGAGGAATAAACGCAATTCAATATTAAGAAGAGATAAATACCTATGTCAAGAGTGCCGCAAGTATGGAAGATTTCGTACGGCAACATGCGTACATCATATTAAACATTACGAAGACTATCCAGAGCTCGCTTTTGATAACAAAAATCTTGAATCTCTGTGCAACCAATGTCACAATAAAAAGCATCCAGAAAAAGGGAAGAAAGGCTCTGGATTCAGCTCCCCCCCTCCCTTTTCATTTTGATTTATCAACTTCTTGACTGGCTGGGTGAACTTTTTCCAATAGAGCAAAATTTAAAAAATTTTTTTCGGAAGGTGGAGAAGGTGCCGGAATCTAAAGCTATCAGCAAAAAATCAGCAAAAGCCCTCACGATAAGGAGTATGAAAAAATTAGGGGTGTATAAGAAAGAATACAACAAAATTATTGATATTTATGCAGAACTTAT